ATTGTGTTCCTAAAAAACCAGGATCAAATAGTGTTCCTCCTTCCATCAGTCCTCGTAAATTCTACATTCGTCTGTTTCAGGATTCTCATCACAATACATTTCTAATGCTGAGGGATCGTGATGATCTTCTGGATGTGCTTTATGGTATGTCTCAAGATGATCTAACTCATCTGCAGTATGACGGCGCATTTGTGGAGAAATGGTTGGATCTTCGAGAATTTGTTTATCCTTTTCGATATGAGTCTCTATATTTTTTTCCATAATAGTAATTAAAAAGTAGTTGTGGTATCGTATGATGCACTTGATACCGTTCTTTGGTATGAAGGTTGTGTACCAGGAACTTTTGTTTCCGTGGCTGGTTTGCCTGTTTGTGGTGTTTTTCCCATTCTTCCAAAAGAATCTCTTACCAAATTCAACTTTGTATAAGTTCCTTGTGCATTAACTAAATGACATAATGCTGATATAATATATAGACCACCAATTTGACGGTCAATATCGTCATTCTTTGTATCCTTCTGTGCTGATGGTGCATCAAAGTATATTGCATCACCTGCATGTAGAGAAAAATCACCAGGAACAGTGATCTCAATCTCAGAAGCATACAGTTGATTATAACGCATAATTGCCTGATTGGTAATCAGTTCAGGTCTAAAGTTTGGATCCTTTGACTTTTCAATCTGTTGTTTCGTGCTCCCTGATGGTAGTGTCCCAGTGTCTTTTATAATATAAGTTGTCCTTGAGAACTGTTTGTTTTTGCCTTGACGGTTAAACTCTGGGTTCAGAACTGGTAGTTCCTTTCCCCCTTTCTTCAAAGAATCCTCGACTCCATCATCTCCTGTAGCCTTTGGATTCAAGACTTCATACTTCATGTTGGGTCCAGGATCAAACAAAACAATTCGTGTTGATTGAGATCCTGCCTGCATTTTTTCTTGAACATTGATGCGATTGTCCTTTGAGAATGTTAATGCTTTCATATCATATCCTTCTGGGATGTTAGCACCTCTTGAGTCAGGAGTTTCATTATAGATAATTGACTTCTTCTTCTCCTGACTCAGTAGAGTATCAATTGATTTGAAATGATATCCTTTTGAGGTTTCGTAGAAGAAAAATCCTGCAGTCTTTCCAGGTGTTATATCAGTGGGAGCACACTTCTTAGATAACCAGTTCAATGTGTAGTATGGTTTCCATTGACCAGGAATCTGATTCAACTCTGTTGTATCTTCAATGTCGGTGATATCTTTTTCAGTTTCTAAGAAGTTGGTCAGTATCTCTTTGACTGTTTCTGATACCTTACCATTAAATCTTTTATTGATTCTAACCTCATCATTGAGAATATATTCTTTTGCAACTAAGTGAAGATTGTTGAGACCTTTTGTTGTTTTGTCTTCTACTGGAGTTACTTTATTAATATAGAAAGTAAATTCTATTCGTTCATTATTATTATCTTTAATTTTAAATTCTACTTTTTCACTTCCAACGATAGGTAACCCCTCAAGAGCACTCTTATTATCAATCGCACTTCCAGAGTCAGTAAAGGAAACAGTTGCCATTACAGAGTCTTGAAGAAGACTCTCATAGTACAACAACTGTACTACACCATTTAAGATAGATACAGTCTTACTTTGATCTTTATTTGAAAAGATATCCAACCTTTCAATAAAAGCCGGATTAGACTGAGCACCAGTTACTTTTTTCTCTGACATGTTTATTACCTCTTAGTTCTATTTAACGCATATACAAGATATCGCTGAATGCTTCCTTTCCTTTAGCAATGATAGTGTTAGTCGTCGTCTTTGCTTTTTCATATGCATTACCAACTGTATTTTGAATTGGTTGTGGGATAGGAACTGGAATCACTTCTGGCATATCATATGATGCATATTTTCCAAGAACATCCATCACTGATTTTCCATCTGCTTTGTTTATAGCATCCAAGAATCCGGGAAGTTTCTTCTCAAGTGCCTTTGTGGTGTCATGATCAAGAACAAATTCAATACCACCCATATTTTTAAACAGTCCCTTACCAATGAATCCACCTTTATCCTTTACTTCAATGTGCATATGTTCAGGGTGTCCATATGATCCAGGACCAGACTTACCACCATCTTTGTAGAATCCCCATGTATCATGAATTAGCATTTTGATTGCAGAATTATTCTCAAGTGAATTTAATACAGGAAGATATGATTGTTTATACCCTGGGTCTCCTCCCTTAAAATTAGTGACATCAATTGCTCTAGATTCATAGTGACCAGCACCACTATGCACATTAGATACTGATCCCTCACCAGGAGTATATGCACCACCAGATGTATCCTTAGTAAAATCTGGATGTTCTGCAACAGTAAATCCTTTATTAGTCAAGTCTTTACCAATGGCGACAACATTACTACCTCCAACTTTAACATCACTATTTCCTGATGCTGTAGTAGGAGCAGTGGGAGTAGAACCAAGGTTTGATTTAGTAGTTCCTGGAGTATCTGTTTTACCACCAATCATTGGTTTTTTTGGATCACCACCAGTAAACATTTTTGCAATGGTAGAAAGATCTGGAAGTTTTTTAGATAGGGTTTCTAATTGACCCTTTAATCCACCAAGACCTAATCCATTTACAACTTTTCCTTCAGTCTCCTGAATTTGAGGAATAAAATCACGGGCAAACATATATGCATCAATACCCATAGAAATACCAGGGCCAGGAACGAATCCAAATGCACCAGATAAATCAAGAACACCAGATACACCCTCTAGTAATCCACCAATCAAATCACCTTGAGCAAGTCTATCATATGCAAATAAGAGGTTAACGATACCGCCAACAATTGGTATTGCTTTTCCACCTACTTTCTTGAGAAGTCCTTTCGTATCACCAATACCTTTTATACCATTCTTCCTTAGAACCTTTTCTACGAGTTCAAATCCAGGTATCTTTCTTAAGATACCCATAATATTTTCACCAACTTTTTTTACCTGATTTAATATTGGATCAAAAATTGGTTTTAAAGGTTCTATAACTTTTTGGATTGCTGCTTTTTTTACATTATCTGCAATATTAGCAGCTCCCTTTTTAAAATTATCAATGCCTTGATAGGCTTTATTTTTTAAGTTTGAAGCAACTTGAGCAACCTTATCATATGAGTTCCGTGCGAATTTAGATGCGTTCTTATATTGATCTTGTAAGAAGTTTCCAAACTTACCAAGATTGCCACCAGATAAAAAGTTTAATCCACCACCAAGTGCTTTAACACCTTTGGTTGCAAGGTCTTTAGTTGCTGTACCAAGATCGGAAAATCCCTGCCCAATTCTACCAAATAACCCTTTTGGTTTTGGTTTGACTTTTTTTGCTTGTGCAAGTGCTCCTGTAGTGTTAGCACCACCATCAACTGCTTTATTATATGCTTTGATCTGCTCTTTAGTCAGACCCATTTTCTTCAATTTTTTATCAATTTTAACTCTACCCTTTGTTTTGGGTTTTGTCTTAACTTTCGGTTTGACTTTAGGAGTTTTACCACGACCAAGACCAGCACCTGTTGCCATAGCAGCAATCAATGCCAAGTTCAGCATTGTATTGATTGCGCCAGACAGTTTGTCAAAATTTGCTAATGCATCTTCACCTAACTTATCACCAATAAACTTTCTACCAGAGTCGTAAATCTTATATCCAAAGTCAACAAGATTAACAAATCCCTCTAATAGTTTTTCACCAATACCAAAGATAAATTTAGCAACAGGTTTCAAGAAAGATACAACTTTTGCTATTTGTGGAGCAAACTTTAATAACCTAACTACAATAAAACCAAGAATAACATTCTTAATAAAATTTTTGATACGATCAAAGAAACTTATCTTAGGAAGTTTAAGACCTTTTCCTTTCTTTTCATCTTTGTCGTCACTTTTTTCTAATTCAGTTTCTTTTTTGGAACGTGTTTGTTTTTCTGTTTTCTTTCGTGCTTGATCTGCCCTAATTTTATCTAGCGCAAGAGAACCTCTGAGAAGAGTATCTATCTCAATACATCTCTCTTTTATGACTATAAGAGTATCTTTCTTTTCACCCTTGCTCTCTACAGCAGATTCTTTTGTTCCTATTGGTGTAATTTTTGTAATTGCACCTTTCTTTATCGGAGTTATTGTTCCACTTTTACTTTGAGGGAGTAACTTTTGTGCAGTAATTGCCATAGATTACACCGTTATCCCTAAAGTTTTTATCTTCTTTTGAGAAGACATTGCAGCTGCATCAAATGTTGGAATTCCAGGTGAAACGCTTTTTTCACCTTGTGTTTGTGGTGTCTGTTGAGTATTATTCTGCATCTGAGAATATGCAGCAGTAGATGATGGTCTTGATGATTTAGAAACAGATGCTGTCGTCACACCCAATTCTTTTCTCAACTGTGCATAATTAAATTTCTTTGGTTTTTTATTACTACCACCTGACGTAGATGTTGACCCACTACCACCACTACTACCACTACTACTACTTAAGGCACTTCCAGAAGATGCAGCAGATGCAGTGATAGCTCCTCCAGTAGACATTGATGGACTGTATGCTATAGGTTGATTTCTTGCCTTCTCAACGATTGCTCTCTCCGAAGGAGTTGCTTTATCACTTGGACCAACCCAAGGGGAAATTCCACGCTCTTTCATTAACTGAAGTGCCATCAGATCCTGAACACCAGGGGTGAACTTAGCATCGTCTGGTATACCTGCTCTTTGTGCAACTCCAGGAAGAGTATTACCAATGAATTGATATGCACCAACAGCATGAAGTTTACCAGACTCTATCCATTGATCATCAGACATTGTTTTGTCATCTAATTGTAATTTTTTAATTTCTGCTATGGTAAAATCAGTCAAAGATCTGCCATTATATTGTGGCATTTTTTTAATGTTACCAGAGAATCCTTTAACTCCTCTACCACCAGCAGTTCCTATTTGATTGACTGCATCATATCCAGCTGCTCCAGACTCATATTTTGCAAGAACTTGCAATGCTTTTTGTTGAGTTTCAGTCAGACTACTGCCTGATGGAGTCTCAGCTGCTGGTGGTTTCTTTTGTCCTCCACCAAATAATTTGGTTAAGAAGTTTCCACTAGGTTTAGATTTTTCTGTCCCTTCTTTATTTCTTCCACCAGGTTCTTCAGATGGTTCTATACCAGGACCACCACCACTTGAATATCCAAATGCACCATTTGACATAAGACTTGGAATACCTGTGCCGCCACCAGATGCATTCATAGATCTCATTGTATCTACACCATATTTTGCAACTGCTCCTTTACTCATCACAAACTCACCTGGCGTGAGCATTGCAGGAACCGTATCTTTATTTCCAGATCCAGGGACTTTACCACCCTTGGCCATTTTTGCTGGGTCTTCTGTTTCTTTTAAACTTTCTGTTGCTGTTGTTTGTGCTGCTTTGAACTCTGCTTCCTGTTGTTGTTCAGGAGTTTGATCTTCTTCAGATGTTTCTTCACTACCATCAACTTCTGTGCCCGTTAATATTCTTGCACCCAACATTCCAACACCACCAGCAACTGCCAATGCCGCTGCTGCTTTCGGATTTCGCGTGACAAATCTCAGTAGTTTTGGTACAGCAAATTTAATAATTTTAGCTGCCCAACCACCAATGGTTCTAATCAGGGCACCAAACTTAGTTCCAAATAATAAGTATGCTCCGACAATAACAGGCCAAAAGTCCTTGAAGAATCTAATAAGATTTTTTATCTTACTTTCATTTTCAGGGTCACCCATCCACTTAAGGATCTTAAATACAACTCTACCTAGTATGACAGTTTTTATAAAATCAAAGATTTGTGTAAACAATCCCTTTACTGGTGCAAGAACTTTTTCAGTTGTTTTTTTCAGACCTTTGAAGATACCAGACTCTAACTTTTTTTCTCCCTTTGATCTTTTTGTTCTTTCTGCCGTTATCTTATCTTTATTTGATTGTTTTACATCAAGTTCATTTTTCTTAATTAGAGTATCACGAATTGATGTGACAATCTTTAATATTTCCTCAAGTATATTACTACCCTCTTGAGGAACTGCTTTACTTATATTTTCTGATTTTACTAACTCCCCCGCTGGTCTTTTGACCAAAGCACCACCGCCAGTTCCTCCTCCTGGTAATGATCTTATTTTTTTATCTACAGATACAGATTGTTTTTTCTTTAAAACTTTTTCAACAAAATTTTCAAATCCTATCTTATCGTTTCTCTTTTTAAATCCTTCTTTTCTTTCAGTAGGAGATAATTTTTCACCATCTATGGTTCCTTCAGCAGTAAGTTCATCAACATACTGCTGGTATCTTTCACCTAAAAACTTAGAACCGAATTTACTAGATGGCATTTCTTTGCTTTTGCTTTAATTCCTCTTCCTCAAGATGCTGTTGCAATAATGCAACATAGATGTCTCGTTCCCAAGGCATCAAGTTTTCAATCTCAGTTAATGAATATTTATGATACTGAATCAAGGCAAAGTTAAGTTTATAGTAGTTCTCCAGATCCATATGGATCAGGGCTATGCGAAAAAACCCGCTAATCCCTCAATTACAACAGTATTTTCTTTTTTTGTTTTGGGATTTTTTACCTTAATTGAATGGGATAATTTAGGCATCGACTCAAAGAACTTCTCAATCTCCTTAAACTGAGAAGAATTCATCTGTTCTAAGAACTCAACAATTTCTTTCTTTGTACAATCCTCAGTTGCCCATACCTCATCTTCAGTATAAATTTTATCAATGCATGTCGAGATCAAATCAAAAGATTGCTCCATTGCATTACCATCTTCAAAGTCAAAATTATTTTTAATAAATTGTTCAAGAGAAGGATACTTCATCTCCATCATGATAGTATCATCTAACTTAATTTTATTCGTGTGCTCCTCATTTTTTTGAACTTGAATATCGTCCAGGTTAATTGTAATAGGAACTTGAGTTACTCCATCATCAGGACATGTCACATTAACTTCAATCTCCTCACCGACTGACTTACCTCTAATGTTTAAAAACAAGAACTCAATATCAAAGGTTGGAAGAGTTTCCACTTTGATACCCTTAGTTTGAATACAATTCTTAATTACATTCTTGATAGCATTTGTAATTTGCTTTGTATCTTCACTCTCTAAAGCAATCACAAGAACCTTCTCCTCTTTTACAAGGAATGGTCTGTATTGAATTGTGTCACCTGTAGATGGCAATTCAAGTTCATATACCGGTGTGGCAATCTTTGGTAAAGGCATAATGTCTTATAGAGTTTCAGTGATTTTATTTAGATGGGTTATCAAACAAGGTTTGATCCAAACCCTGCAGAGAATGGAATACTCCCTGCTCCTATATCATTAAAGTTAATGCCATTGGGAGTATCTAATTGTGGTATATTTACATCCAAGTTAAGATTTGGATCAAAGAAAAATTTATTATTTTGTTGTGCTTGTTCTGGAACTGTAGGTGGTGGTGTATTTTTAGTGGGATTAATTCCTCTACCAAGATAGTACCTAATATAACTCATTGATACGGATACTTTTAATAATGAAGATGCCTCGTAGGTGAGCGGCATTGAACTAACAGAAAGTGGGAAGGCTCTCACGAAATTATAAGTCAAAGAATTTTGATAATTTCTTTCAAACTTTGTCACCTTCAATCCTTGATCCATAATATAATCATTTGGATATCTTGCTCTGTAATGATATGCCCTTGATGCAATATTTGGTTCTTGCTCATTTAATGGATCTCCACCCTGAAGACCACCTTGATCTTCATTCATAATAAATGATATCCATCTCTCAAAAAATCTAATTGACATATACCTTTCTGCATCAACATAGAATGTAAGATCAATTCTATCATCAAACTGTCTTCTATATGCATGTTTCTCAGTCACACCTGTGCGGTCATTATTATTCTCAAGAGTTGCTAATTGAGATCCGGGAAGACTTGCTTCACTGCAGGATAAATTAAAAGACCTTTGGTTAACACCAAGAAGTGATCTCAATGCGGAAGGAAAAGGAACCTCAACATCAAAGTGTGATGTTAAAGCAGGATTTAATAATGATGATTTAATCTCGGCAATTGTTTTAGATTTACCAAGTCTATCGGTGAGTGCCATCTATAAATAGTTTTTACCTTATATATTATGTATGGCAGAAAGTATCAAGAGTAAATACCGACCGTCATATCCCAGCAAATATAAAGGTGATTATACAAATATTATATGTCGAAGTAGTTGGGAGCGCAAGTTTTGTCGTTGGTGTGATCTAAATGAAAGTATTCTCCAATGGGGTAGCGAAGAGTTTCACATTCCATACGTCTCTCCTGTTGATAATAGAGTTCATAAGTATTTTCCAGATTTCATTATAAAGGTAAAAGAAAGTACAGGTGAAATTAAAACTTATGTCATTGAGGTAAAACCAAAAAAACAGACAAAACCTCCAGCAAAAAGAAAAAAGGTGACTAAATCATACATCTATGAATGTACTACTTGGGAGGTTAATAAAGCAAAGTGGAGAGCTGCTCATGAATTTTGTGCTGATAGAAAAATTGAGTTTAAAATCATCACAGAAGACGAGCTAGGTATCAAATGAACCGCATCGAATCTGCCATTAACGAAATTAAATCTGAGAGTAGTGTTGATGATAGAATGACACTAATCACCTATGCACTAAATGACACGGTAACTCCTATACCTGAAGTAGGTAACATATGTACCTTCTATTATTATGCAAAAACCCCTAATCTTAAATATGATCAACATCCATTGGTTGCTGTAACCGAATTATTCAATTGGGGATTTCGTGGTATAAATTTTCATCACCAAGAATATAGACAATATACCTGGGAAGAGTTAGGAAGTCAAGTATACATAGTACAACAAGATGAACTTGATGAATTGTTATCACTACAATATGGAAAATTTGTCCTAAATAAATAAAAAGTATTTTAATGGCATCTTTCACAGAAGGAAATGCAGAAGCAGTAAAAAGTGGTGCTGCTCAATTCAGACCAGGTGCTATTGTATCAAAGCAGCAGGCTACTTTTGTTGGAGCGAAGATACGACAGGTTGAAGAAACAATTCCTGGATCACAGGGTTCTACTAGACTTGTTAAAAAACCAGTTGGTGGAACAAAGATTTATCATAGAGCAGTAACTTACCTCAGTAAAAATGAAGATGGGACTGTAACTGGTGCAGAGAGAGTAATTTATATTGAAAAAAATGGTAAGTATGAACCAGCAGCAATATCAAAAGACGGAGGAAAAAACTATGAATTCTCTGATCCAAACTATCCTACAATGGATGGTGTTGCTGGAGTAGGTCTCTCAAATGAATTAAATAATAAAGATGGTGGAATACGTAAAAACCTTGATGCACAAATTAATAGATCATTAGATGATGCAGGAATACCA